CCTCCGCGCTGCCCACAGCCCACGCGTCTCCCTCGCTGCCCGCAGGGTGGGCCGCCATCAGCTCATCCAGCGTGTCATACCGGCCCAGAACCGTGAAGGACGTTCCATCCTTGCCTGGTTCTCCCTGGGGGCCGGGCTTCCCCTGCTCGCCCTGGGGCCCTGGGCCGCCTCTCCCCGCCAGCAGCATGTAAGACGCTCCCTCCGCAGGCTCCACGCCCGACACGCCGTCCGCCAGCACCAGGTAGCCGGACCCCTCATACTCCACAATGTCCAAGCGTCTGTAAACGGCATCCGCGTCATACGCTCCCCGGGGTACCAGGGACACCCGCCCCAAGTCCGTAATAACTTCCATAGTTTATGCCCCCTCCTCTTTCAAGTATTGTTTAAATATAGATTAAGCATAGCTGCACCTGGTTGGACACATCCGTCCACTAGTGTAAACTCATCATTGCATTTGTACCGCTAACTACCCTATACACCGATATAAACCGGTTGTTAAGATCCATTCCAATAGTGTACGGTTCAATGTTCATAGTGGGAAAAGAGGCGCCTCCTACTGTACAAAAAACAACAAAGAGGGAATTTAGATAAACAATATAGTCTTTTTGCGTTGTGATACCGTAACGTTTAATGAAACCATCGGGACCAATACCAATGAAATCATAGCTGATGTTGCCATTTAATCCAATAGTAAGCGTTACAGTGGGCGTTGAAGGAGAGTAGCTCCCCGCCACCCCAAAAATACGCACCCCGCTCTTGATATTCCCCGGAACCAGGTTCGCGTCCCCAGAGACTTTCACATCCCCGGTCAGGAAACGCCCTTTTCTCACCGCCGTAATCGTAGTTGTCGAGGGAATGTACTGCCCGCCGCTGTGCGTTGTCTGCTGGTAGGTGGCGGACTTGGTCCCCGCCGCCACATGTCCCTCCGCTTGAGCCGCGCTGGCGGTAATCAGCCCGCCGGAGCTGACGGAAATACTGGGCGCAGCCTGTATCACCTCCGCCATAGCCCCGGTGACTTTCGCCCCCTTGACATACGCGGTCTTCCCTCTGAGAATGTCCCCCGCCGCCGCCGTGGCGTCGGAGGTGTCAATCCCTGTCTGAATAGCGGCGATTTTTTCCGGGTAGCTGGAGAACGGATCCGTATCCGCCACGGCCTGCCCTTTTCCGATAATGGCTTCCCGGATCGCCTCTTTCGTATTCAGCAGCAGATTCAGCTTGTCCCTTACAGTTCCCATTACGCCGCCTCCCCATTGATGGCGTCCAGCAGAGACGAAATGTCTCCCACAAGATCGTCCACATACCGCTTTGTGGCGGCGTCGGCCAGCAGCCGCCCGAATTCCTCCTCCGTACCGGCGTACCCACCTTCCACGGCGTACTGATAGGCGGATTTGCCGTCCCCGCCCGCCGGACCCTGCGGCCCCTGCGCTCCATTCTGTCCGTCTTTCCCATCCGCCCCCGCCGGTCCCGGAGGCCCCTGCAGGCTTCCGATATTCCGCCACGCCTGGGCGTCCACATCCCACAGATAGACGTCGTTATCCTCCGCGCTGCCCACGGCCCACGCGTCTCCCTCGCTGCCAGCAGGGTGGGCCGCCATCAGCTCATCCAGCGTGTCATACCGGCCCAGAACCGTGAAGGACGTCCCGTCCGCGCCGTTGTAGACGGTAAAGGTGCTTGTGCTGCCGTCCGTCAGGGTGATCGTATAGGTGTCAGTGGTCCCCGGGGAACCGTCTCCCGCCGTGCGCTCTACACTCTGAACGCCGGCGCCCATCTCCCCCCGTTCCCCCGTGTCTCCTTTTACGCCGGGAGTTCCAGGCGCACCCGGATCGCCCTTCCCGCCCCTGGACGCCACCAGCATATACGCGGGCCCCGCCGCCGGCGTCACGCCGGAAGTCCCGTCCACCAGCACGAGGTAGCTGGACCCCTCATGCTCCACAATGTCCAGTCGGCGGTAGACTGCGGCGGCGTCATACGCCCCCCGGGGGGCCAGGGACACTCTGCCCAGTTTCAAACTTGCCTCAGCCATGATGCAGCACTACCTCCAAATCTCCGTCTGCCAGCCGGAACCCCGGCCCGGCGTATTCCGCGTCCGCAACCATATACAGGCTCCCTGTGGACGCGTCCACGTAGAACGTCGCATACATCAGATCGCCCCGGGCCGCCTCCCCGGTATCCACATACTCCTTGCGCTCCGCGTTCCACGTCCACCACGTGCCGTCCCGGATCACCGGCGGCTTCCCGGAGTACTCCTTTGCGGACTGCGCGCTGCCGGCCGCCTCGCCCGCGCTCCCCGCGGCGTTCTCCGCTGATTTTTCCGCTGCCGCCGCGCTGTCCGCCGCCGCCTTTGCCGCCTCCTTCGCTCCTTCCACATACCCCGAGACGCCGGCCTGGGCGTACCGCTTCCACTGCGCCCCGGTCATCTTCCGGGCCTCGCCCTGCTGCTCCACAGGGAGAAGGGAGTCGTCGTACAGATCCGCAATCCCCGGCAGGGCCCCGATAGGCGACTCCTGGAGCCCGCCGATCGTCCTGTCAGCCATTTCCCCCCGCCTCCTTCTCCTCCGGCGCATCCATACCTCCGGCGGCTTCGAAAGCCGCCTTCAGCTGTATCCTAGCCCCCGCCATCAGGTCCACCGCGTCCCCGCTGACAGGAATGACGGAAACCATCCGGTACGCCTCCTGGATTTTCTTCTGCACATCGTTCATGTCAATCTCCTTTCCTTTTCAGCCGCTGGACCTCATGGACCAGCATGGCGATAATCTCCCCGTACCGCAGCCCGCAGCCGCCGTCCCACTCCGCGTACCCGGCGAAGTCCATCCCCGTCAGCCCCTCGGCCTCCAGGGCCTCCTTCACCTCCTGGGCGATAAACCCGTGGTGCCGCCGCCCGCTGGTCCCTTTGACCCGCAGGAAGGAGCAGGGCCGCAGCCGGTCGAACAGTCCGGAGTACCGGTCCATGTCGTACTCGACCTCCTTCTTCCCCGCCCGGTCGGAGGCCTGGATGGTGCCGTCTTGGGAGTAGACGTCCGCCCAGGGGAATCCGTAGCTGCCGCAGGAAAACATATTGGCCCGGTTTGGGATCACGTTGGCGTCCGCCTGGACATTGTAGTCCCCGATCTCCACCGTGCCGGCCCTCGAATCCAGGAAGATGTGTCCGCCGCTGGTAGTCAGCATAATGGCCCGTGCCATCAGCTCGCACCGGTCCGAGGCGGAGGAGGCCGCGCCGATTCTGAACTCCGCCCCGATGTTTCCCCGGGCGTCCCGCAGATAGATATAGTTTCCGTACAGCGAATTCAGCTGCAGCGTGTTGGTGTTGATGGCCCCGCCGTCAATGGTCGTCCCGTGGTTCCCGTTCAGATCGTCAAAGGTCACCATCCCCCGAAAGGATATGTTCTGGCTCGCAATGGCGATGTTGTCCCGGTACATGGTGATCGTGCTGCTGCTGTCCCCGTTATAGACCCCAAGACTGATGCTGTTCACCGTCTGTCTGAGGGAGGAATAGGCGTTGTCCAGCCCGTTGACCTGCGTCTGGATCGAGGCGGCGGTCTGCTCGATCTTGGAGTTGAGTCCGCTCTGCGTGTTGTTGATCTGGGTGGTCAGGCTGGAGGCTGTCTGCTCAATCTTGGAGGTAAGCCCCTCCCGGGTGTCCTTGATCTCCGCCGTCAGGCTTTTCGACGTCAGCTCCAGCCTGCCGCTGAGCCCCTCCACCTCGTTCTCCACCAGCAGCGTGATCCGCTCCGCCGTCTTGGTGATGGAGGACCGGATCCGCGCCAGCTCCCGCTCCGACTGCCGCCGGGCTTGGGATTTGTAGGGGTACTCCTCCTCCGCCTCGTCCCCGCCCGGCGCGGCGATGTCGGCGGAGTACAGCCCGTCGAAGGTAATGTCCGCCTTGGCCAGCACAGAGTACACGCCGCCCACGGTCACGCCGTCCCCCACCTCGGCGGCGGGGTCCGCCAGGGCGTCCTCCGCCCGGAAGGGCCGGTATTCCACCGCCCGCAGCCGCGCCAGCAGCTTCTCCGCCATAGCCTGGCTGGCCCAGGGCACGTCCTTCTCCACATGCCGCCCGGTGTCGTCCCCGGCGGTGTATGCGGTCTGTCCGTCCCTGCGCAGGGTGACCCGGCTGACGGGGTCGGGAGGCCGCCCCGTCTCCAGCCGCCCTGCCCGGGGCCCGATAAACACTTTATCCAACAAGGATTTTCACACCTCCCAGCGTAATGGCCCCGCCGTACTCCGTCACCAGATAGCTTGTCTCCTCCGGGATGTCCCCCAGCCGGAGCAGCAGCAGCTTTCCCTCGTCGGTAATAACCCAGTTCCCGCCCTCGCACACCGCCACGCCCTCCAGGATGTCCTGCATGGCCATGTCGCCGTTCTCGTCCACGGGGTAGTCCACAAGGAACTCCCCGGACAGCATGGTCCTGGGGTCCAGCTCCACCCCCATCCGTTCGGCGATGTCCTCCACCGCCTCCCGCTCGGGCATGGGCCAGACGGCGTAGGGGTCGATGTTCCACGTCTCCCCGGCCCGGCGCATGGCGTCGAAGCCGTGGATTTCCATGGTTCCCGTCACGCTGTCCCGCTGCCGGGTGGAGGTAAAGAACACCCCTTTGGGGACCCACTCCGACGCCTCGCCCCCCAGGACCAGCCGGACGAATACCCGCATTTCCGCGCTGCGGGGAATCTCCCCCGGATTCCGCAGGGCCAGGTCGATCTGCCGGGAGGCGCAGTTGCCGATGTCCGGCTCCGCAAACGCGCCCCCGGAGGTTTCCAGGGACAGGAGCCGGTCCTCCAGGTAGTCCTCCCCCGCGATCCGGACCCGGACCTCCTTCCGGTGCCCCGGGTTCCGCAGAAGCCTCTGGTACAGCCCGCTTGTCTGGTGCATATTATTTCTCCTCCAGTTCAAAGCTCCCGCCGGAGAAGTACGTGTGTCCCCCTCGGACGGTTTTCGCGGCGGCGGAGGGCCCGGAGACGTAAAAGAGCTTGGTGCAGACCCCCAGCCGGTCGTCCGCGTACCGCGCCTGGACCGGCCGGACCTCCAGGGCCGCCAGGAGCCTGCGCCACGTGTCGTCCCGCAGCTCGACCAGCCCCGCGGAGATCCCCCGCTTGCGGATTTCCGCGCGGTAGACGGTTCCGTCCAGAGCCGTCACCTCCCGCCCCTGCCGCACGATCTCCGTCTGCTGTAAGCCTCCGGAGCGGAGCCATGGGGTGAAGTCCACGCCATTGATGATGAGAATAGCCCGCATATGGCTTCGCCTCCTATACGCCCCTCGACTTATCGTTGCGGTCCTGCCAGTCGGTGACCATCTCCCCTACTTTCCGCAGGTTCATGTTCACCGACACACCTACCAGCGCGTCCCGCACGGCGGCGGCGATGTCTGCGGCAGAGGCAGATGGCCCCGTATTGTTGCCCAGGGCACTCCGAACCGCTGCTGCAATATCGGATGCCTGATCTACTGGATTGTAGGCTATACGAGGCTCCTCAAAGGTAGACGGCAGCCCCCGTTCCATGCTTTCCAGAGCCGTTCGGGCCATTTCCGCATAGGTCGCGCTCAGCGCGGCCTTTTTCTCCTCTGCGCCCTTGATAATGCCCTGGATGTCAAACCGTCCCGTCTCAACAAATGCCTTGGATGGAGATGCCTGCCTGACTTCCCGCTTATAGGCATCAAGCGCAGCCCTTCCCATTTCAGCATATTTTTGAACAAGGGGCCGTTTCTGGTCATCGGTACCGTCTATAAGACCCTGGATGTTATTCCAACCGGCCTTATAAGCATCGTCTTTCAGATCCATATCCTTGATGGCATTTTCCAGGTCCTTTCCAAGCTCCTCCATCTTTTTATCAAACTCAGTCTCCATCTGCGCCACCGTGGTGGAGAAATCCTTCTTCCCCTCCTCCACCTTGGCCAGCTGCTCATTCAGAGCCGCGATATCCTCCGTACCGCCCTTGACGATGGCGTCCAGTATCTGCGCGGATTCCTGGCTGCCGTCCGACAGCTTTTTGACCAGCCCCTGATCCACGCCCATTTCCATGGCCTTCTTGATGTTCTCGTTGTAAGTCTCCATATAGGAGACCTGCCCCTTGAGCGTTTCGATCAGGCTGTCAATGGAGGTCTTGGCGGAACCGTCCATCTCCTCGAAAAGCCCCATTTGAGAGTTGATGCTTTCCATGGCGGCGGCATAGCTCTCGTTATAAGCCGCCTCCAGCGTCTCGATCTCCGCGATAAGGCCCTCCATGCGGGCGGTCATTTCCTCTGTCTGGGAAGCCATTTCCAGAGACTGGGCCGCCGCCTCTTCCTGCCGCTGGCTGTAAGCTGCAGTGGCCTCCTCCATGGCGGCAATCTGCTCTGCGTTTTCCTCCTGTGCCTTTGTCAGCGCCTCTACTCCGCTGCTCAGCTGTCCTACATCCACAGCCGCATCATTCATTGCTCCGCCGAAGCTGTCCCACTGGGCGGAGGCCATGGCTTCACTCAATTCAGACTGCGCGTCCTCCAGTTCCCGAGCAATAGCCTGCTGCTCTGTATACAGCTCATTGAGCCGTTCCAGCTGCGCCTCGTTTTCCTTCTGATCTCCAGAAGCGTCTGCCATCCGCTCCAGTGCGCCGCTGGTCATGTTAATAGAATCAGAAGCTTCATCATAAGCCAGGCTCAGATCCGGAACCGCCTGGTTAAGCTTCTCGACCATCTGGAGAATAACTTCCTTTTGGGAAGTGGATTTATTTTCTACAGCCAGAAGATTCTCCAAGGCTTGAATGGTATCTGTTAAGGAGGACTGCTCATCCTCCATGGCTTCTTTCAGCTCCTGATACGCCTCCTTGGATTCCCGAAGAGACTTGACAAAGGATTGCGCTTCTGCATCCGCACGCTCAACTGTCATGGAATATGCGGCAATCGCTGCTACCAGCGCCGTCATACCGGCAACCAGTAAATAAGCCGGATTTGCACTCATTACCGCATTAAGCACAGCCTGTTTTGCCGCCGCAATATGCGATGCGTTTGCCGCCAGCGTCAGCCCGACAGTCAGTGCGCCGATCCCGGCTGTAACGGCAACGGTTGCACTAACGACCTCCGGGTTTTTTTCCACGAAATCCGCCGCCCAGATAAACGCGTCCGCGCCGGTATTGTAAAGCTGGGTAAGCGCCGGATTCAGCTGCTCGCCAATAGCAACTTTCAGATTTTCTGCCGCATTAGCCATTCGCTGGCTTGCAAACTCGCCTCCTCTGGACATCTTCTGGTAGGCTGCTTCCGCAGCTCCGGCGCTGTTCTGCATTTCCTTCAGGACAGAATTAAATTGGTCCGCGCCGCTGTTGAAGATAGACAACGCGCCAATCCCTGCCTCTGTGGAGCTCCACAGCTCGCTGAACGCCGTAGTGCTGCCGTTTACGCTGTCGCCCAGTATGGCCAGTACGTCCCCCATAGATCGTCCGGCCTTAGTGAGGTCTGCAAAAGATTTGCCTGTTTTATTCCGCAGAATGCCGGCCACCTTAGAACCAGAATCGCCCAGCTCGCTGATCATGGATTTAAGATATGTCCCAGCCTCCGCAGTGGCAATACCATTTGCAGTCAGAACAGCGTAGGACGCCCCCAGGTTGTCCATCTGAACATTGTAGGCAGCGGCCAGCGGGATCACCTTGCCCACAGAATTAGCCAGTTCGTCTACCGATGTCTTACCTTTTTTCTGGGTGGTAATAAGGATATCGGAAACTTTTGTCGTATCCTCTGCGCTCAGTTTGTATGAGTTGAGGGCGGTAGTCAGCACATCCACAGATGTCTCGACAGATGTAAAGCCGCCTTTCGCAAGCCTGGTTGCTTTTTCTACATTGGCAAACGCCTCTTCCGTTGCTACACCAGAGGAGATCGCCTGGTAGACAGCTTCCCCGATCGACTCGGCGGCAATATTGGCATCGTTAGAAATCTGGAGGATTTTCAACCGCATTTCGTCAAGAGATATGACAGACGGGTCTGAAATAGTGGAAATTTTGAAGATGGACTTTTCAAAAGCTCCTGCCGCATCGGAACATTCTATCAGCGCATCGGTAATCTCCTGTATTCCTTTGGTGACCCCCGCCGCCACAAACGCCTGGGCCAGCGCCTCCACCGCGCCGGTGGACTGACGCCCGAACTTCTCCGACGCCGTTCCGGCCTCCTTGACCTCTTTGCCGTATTTGTCGATGGAGCGGGCGCACTGGTCCGCGCTGCCCTGGGCCTCCGCCAGATACCGGTTGTTCCGGTCGATCTCATCGGACAGATCGTTCAGATCGATCCTGGCGTTGTTCAGCTGCTTCTGCCATGCCTGCACGCTTTTTTCCGCTGCGCGGCTGGCCGTCTCCGCCTCGGCCTGGACGGCCCCCCACTTCTCGATCTCCGCCGTGAGCTCCGCCTGCCGCTGCCCGGTATCGCCGGCGGAATCCTTCAGCCTGTCCAATTCGGCGCTGTACGCCGAAACCTTTTCCCCCGCGTCCATGGCGGCCTCGGCATAGGCCTTCTGATGCTCCAGCGCGTTCGCCAGAGCCTTTTCCAGCTCGGAAACCTTTTCCCTCTGCTTTTCGTACACGGCGTCCAGCGCGGAGGACTTCGCCGTAAGGGCCTCCATGCTGTTGGCGTTGTCCCGGAACTCGCTTTCCACAAGGGAAAGGCTGGATTTCAGCATAGACAGGGCGCTGTTGCACTCCGAGATCGCCTTCTTGTACTGCGCTTCGCCCTCAATGGCAAGCTTTGTGGAAATCGTTCTGACCGCCATCAGTCATCCTCCCGCTTTTTCTTCACCCCGTGGGCCTGCAGATACAGCTCCCACGCGTCGCTGATCTCCCCCGGGGAGGCCAGCAGCGTCTCCTTCCGGGAGAAGCCGCAGGCCGTCCCCATCCGGAGAAAATGCGCCCGCTTCACACTGTTTTTTTTTGCTCGTTCAGCTCCGCCAGGCCGATATCCACCTCATCGCTGTCCGGCTCGATCTCCCTGCCGAATCCAAGGGAGATGGCGGACGTGACCGCCATTTTCAGCGCAGCGATCCCGCTGGGGGCGGTGGTCGCCCCGATCTCCTCCGCGGAGATCAGGGGGGCGCTGTCATAGCCCATGTGCCGCCGCGCCAGCTCCCCCTGCTCCGCCAGGACGGACGCCGCCAGGCAGGCTGCTTGAAATCCCTCCCGGCTGTTGGCCGAGACCGCCTCGATCAGCTCCTGCACCCCGCCGAAACGCTCCTCCAGCTGGAACATGGCCTCCACGGTGAAGGCCAGATACCGCTCCCGGCCCGCGAGGGCGATCCTTACTGCCTTCATACGCCGACCTTTTCACCGGCGGGGGGCTTGGCCGCTCTGGCGGCGGGAGTCAGCATGGACTTCACCCACGCCAGCGCGGCGTCCTCCGTCTCGAACTCCTCCGTGTGCCGCCAGTCCCCGTTGTTGGCGTTGGAGACGGTAAAGGTGGTGGCGCTGGTGCCGAAGGTGATGCTGTCCGCCTTGGTCTGGGCGGTATCGTTGCCCAGCGCGGCCTTTACCCTGGGATAAAAATACCCCTTGAATACCAGCTTTCCCCGGCGCATCAGCTTCTTGTAGTAGGTTAGCCCGCCGGGAGGCGGGTTGTCGCTGGTGTTATACACCACTGTCTTTTCCTTAACGGCCGCGCCGTAGATCACAGACGCCACCGTATCCAGGATGTCGTCCGTCTCCATGGCGATGGACCCGCTGACGAACTCCTCCGCGCTCTCCGCCAGCTCATCGTCGGCGTAGAGCTTGCCGGAGGCCATGGTCAGCGTCAGGTCCGCCTTCACCAGCCGTCCGATCTTCACCGGCTCCCCCTTGTATACGGGGAGCTCTCCCTCCGGCTCCGATTCGATTGGAGCGAAATACGGGTTTTTTGCGCCAAAACTTGCCATAGTAATATCCTCCTTGTTGATTTATAAATTCTTGCTGTCCAGATACGCCTGATAGACCTTTTCTCCGGCTGCCGCCGCCTCGTCCTCTTTCCTGGCGATGGCGGACTTGAGCGCGGGCCGGGCGCGTATATTCCTCTTGGGCGCGCCATACTCGTTGATAAAAGCGATCTCGGCATTCCGCACGGTCTTTTTGCCCCGCTTGCGGCTTCCCTGTGGATAAATGGAGATCGAATATCCGTCCTTCCCCTTTTTGACGCTTCCCTTCCGAATGGATTTTGCGGAGATCCCCAGGGAATAGGGTCCCTTCCACCGGCTTTCGATCTCCGACCGCTGCGCGGACAAGATCACATCCGCTTCCGCATGGAGCATATCCGCCACGACGCGGTCTGGAAGATAGGCCAATTCGGAAAGATCAAGGGACAAGGAGTCAATGCCGTTTGACTTCAAGCTTCCCATGATGCCTCTTCCACCCCCTCCGCCGTCTCGCACTCAAACACGAAATGCCTCCCGTCCTGGTCGCTGGCGTCCTCGCTGCGGGGCCAGGTAAAGCCCGCCTGATACAGCGCCGCTTTGGTTTTCCTCACCCGCGCCGTCACATTTTCATCCAGCGGCGCGAAAAAGTGGACCGATACCAGCCACCGCTCACAGCCCGGCTCATCGTCTCCGAAATCGTCCCCGTAGGAGGAGCAGGAAAACGTATAGTACTTAGGCGGCAGGTCCTGCGCCGCCGCGTACAGCAGCGCGGCCTCCACCGGGTCCCCGAAGGGGGACAGCGCCGCCACGATCCTGGATTCTACACTCACCGCGCCGCCCCCTTCCGCTGGACCTGTACCTCCAGCCATTTTCCCCGCTCCTCCACGTTGTCCACGCTGACGATCTCATAGGGCCGGGGGTCCCCCCGCCGGTAGACCAGCAGTGTGCTGT